GCCAACGTGTCTAGCAGCGCCACATTTACAAACCTGTAATCGGCGTCTGACTCACCGTGAGATCAACCCTGGAAACACTTCCAGGGTTTTTCTTTGCGTTAAATATCTGCAATGAAAATCCTATGCCGCACCCTGTTTGACTGCACAGCCACTGGCGTGACTGGGCACATGAGATCCAGTGATTTGCCTTTTGTGGATGCAGCTGGTCAAACTGTGGACAATCAATTGGCCTGGAACCGCAGCCGTAATCAGCAACGCAATTACGAAACCCTGATACAGCTGATCAGCTTGCGCACTCAGCCCATCAATGTCACTGCCACAGATCAGAACCAGCAGTACTGGCAGTTCAGCTTTGAAACTGAAAACGAAAGTGTGTATGGGTCAGGACCTGATGCATTTGAAAATTTACTGCAAGACTGCGCCGGAGTACCCATGATCACTAATTTGGGCGAACAGCAGAGTTTGAATGCTGTGATTGAAACCCAAGGACTGCGTCAAAACATATGGTTTGAAACCATAAATAAATGATCATGGTTGATCCTACAGACATTGAAAAAAAGAGTCTAGAAGCACACGTCGAACTCTGTGCCGAAAGATATCGAGCGTTGGAAACAGCTCTAGACACAGTGAAAACTGATGTCAGTGATCTTAAAAACACTGTGCATGAAGTACACGACAAAGTGTTCGAAATGGCCGATAGGCGCAACACCCAAATCATTGGATGGGGCGTAGGCATCATAGGTTTTCTCACTGCATGCCTTGGCTATGTTATATCTCACTATGTGTTGCAATGACACAATATCAAAAACTCAACCAGTTTGCTTAAAAAGAATTACTGCGAAACCTAAAACAGTTTATTCTACAAGATGACGATGGCACAGTGGTGGCATTTGGGCAGTATCTTATAGAACGTGCTCAAACAGGATTTGTGGTTCGCACTCTTGGCGATGCTGAATATAGTTTTACTGATCGCCGCACAGCACTGACATGGTGCACACTGGACAAAATGCGACTGTACAGCGAAGCATGCCAAGTCACTGCCCTGGAGCGCAAACGCCAGTTGTTGGAGGCCGATATCCTGTGCATGAAAAGCACCATGCGCCGGGTAAAAAATCACGATTTCAAAGACACCTTGGAAGCCAAAATGTCGCCCAAACAAATGCAGCATCAAGCCATCATGAGCGAACTAGAAAAATTGGCAAACCGAGCTAAATATCTACAAATTAAGGGATTCTCAAATGAAACTGCAAGAACTATCGGCGCCCTCGCCAAGTAAGCAAATAGCCAAAGTATTTGAAAGCTACTTTGGTGGTCGCATTCGCTTTGACCAGTTGAACAATCAACAGGCACGAGTAATGCTTGACAAAGTGCGCGGCATCCTAGGTGAGCACCGCAGAACAGCAGCTCGTCATCACAGCGAGAAGAATCCACAGTACCTGCAACTGGTCATGATGGAGCAAGCCCTCAGCAGCAAGGTATCTGAAAACATTATTCCTCCCACGGGCACTGCGGCACCTGCCGGTGCTGCCCCAGCTGCAACTTCGGCTGGCGCCACCAAACCCGTGCCTGGTGCAGCCAAAGCTGCCATGAAAGATCCCAAGTTGTCGGCTGCTTTGAAAAAGAGTGCAGCTGGACAAACTTTAAACCCTGAAGAACAAAAGTTGGTAGCCGGTGCTGCCATGATGCAGGCTGAAAGTCGCTTTCGCCGTCTCAGTCGAGTGCTCAGCGAAAGCGAAGTACAACAGGCTCAGGTTGTGCTGGCTGCTCAAGACATGGTAGACAAAATGCAAGGCATGTTGGAAGACGTGTCAGAGTTGCAATTCAAAGAACTACCTGCCTTGGTTGATTCTATCAAGAATCAAGTGGGCATGGATCAAGCCACACAGTTCAACACCGATGCCACTGCTGCGCTCAGTGGGTTGTTACAGAACATTCAAGGTGCCAAACAACAACTTGACGCTGCCCTGGGCGTGGTCACTGGCCAGGCACCGCAGATGCCTGACGTAGGTGCACCAGCACCTGGCGCTGATATTGCGGCTGCTGACATGGCAGCCGCTGGTGGCGATGTTGAAGCTGGCATGGACGATCTTGATGCTGCTGCCGCTGCTGCTGCTGAACCCGAAGCTGAGCCAGCTGCTGGTGCTTTGGGCCGCGCCAAGCGATGAAAATCCGTGAAGCCATTGGTACCACCCCTGATCCTGAAGTTTTGACAGGTCTGGTGTCTTTTCTCAATGGTCGAGCTGAAGATACCAATGCAGCCAAAGAAATCAGTCAGGATGCTTTTATCAAATTGGCCAGCAATCTTGACATTGGCATCAACAAACAAAATTTGGCCAATTTGGTCAATCAAGCTCCACTTAGCAATGTGTTAGAACCCTAGACACCGGGCACAGATGATCCCATAAGGTTCAAAGGTGCCAAAGAAGTCAATGTGGCCATGCCGGTGAACAAAGCCCAAGACATTGTGGCCAAAGCAGCCAAATCGGCTATGAAACGGGATCGCGGAGTGTGATCAATATGGGTCAACTAAAGGTTGACTCAAAACGTTAAATAGTGTATACTGCACTGACTTAATCACTGGAGGTCGCTATGAAACGCTTTGCAATTTCAGCTATTCTATTAGTTGCCGCTGGATCAGCCTTGGCGCAACACTACGGACATTCCACAGTGGAAATTGTGCGAGTAGAACCACGCATGGTGACCACCTATCAACAACAATGCCGTGAAGTGGCCGTGCAAACAGCACCCACACAGGGCAACAATGCTGGCGGTGTGTTGGGTGCCCTGGCTGGCGCTGCATTGGGCAATCAAATTGGCGGCGGGTCTGGGCGCGATATAGCCACCGCAGCAGGTGCAGTGATTGGTTATCAAGTGGGACGCGGCGATCCACAACCAGGCGGTGTGGCCTATCGTACAGTGTGCGAGTCAGTGCCAGTGACCATGCAACGTGGCGAAACAGTGACCTTTAGATATCGCGGCAGACTGTTTAGCCAAACTTTTGATTGACAACAATATATGGCCTATTCCGAAAAAGTAGTTGATCACTATGAGAACCCCCGCAACGTGGGTTCATTTGACAAAAACGATGACTCAGTGGGCACTGGCATGGTGGGTGCGCCAGCCTGTGGCGATGTCATGAAACTTCAGATCAAGGTGCAAAATGGCATCATCACAGACGCCAGATTCAAAACTTACGGATGCGGCAGTGCGATTGCCTCCAGTTCTCTGGTTACCGAGTGGGTTAAAGGCAAGACGCTGGACGAAGCCGCAACTATTAAAAATTCAGAAATTGCTCAAGAGCTCGCGCTGCCCCCAGTCAAAATCCATTGTAGCATCCTTGCTGAAGACGCAATCAAAGCCGCGGTAGAAGATTACAAGAAACGTCATGACAATACAACACAGCCGCACTGAGCACCTTGCTGAGTATGCAACACATTTAAAGAACCTAACTGAGCAAGATCGCTACACACGGTTTGGCTATGCAGCAGCACCTGAGTCCATTGATGCTATGATCTTAAACATGTTGTACCATCAAGATCAGCATCATTTGTTTACCTACTACCTGGACAATCGCATTGTGGGCTTTGGTCATCTAGCCCGAGATGATACAGATTGGGAGTTGGCAGTCAGTGTAGATCATGATTATCAAGGTCGCGGTATTGCAGATGAACTAATGGCTCACATGATTGCCTGGGGCAAGGTTCATGGCGTGCACGTGGTATTCATGCACTGCATCACAGACAATCAAAAAATACAACACCTGGCTCGCAAACACGGATTAAAAACCATGAGTCGTGCGGGTCATGAAATCACAGCGCAGGTAGAATTACCTCCAGCCACTGCCTTGGATTATACTGCAAACTTCGTAAGTGAACAGCGTGAGTTGGCCAAGGACATTGTGCGACTGCAACGTACATGGTTGAAAAATTGGATCAATCCCAACCATGCAGTATGAGATCAATAACCTACATCTTGAACTGAGCTCGATGTGCAATGCTCGTTGCCCACTTTGTCCCCGCACCTTTCAAGGGTTTCCGTCCAACAT